GAAATGTGTTTGCCCAGTCAAAAGCAATAGCCTCTAACTTTGTGTTCCATAGCCCGTCGCGGACTTTTGTATTAACAGGAGAAGCCAACTGTCTCTGTTCTAGCAACTCAAGACATTTTTCAGCTTGTTTACTACTTACAAGTCCGGCCTCGTACATTTCTCCAATGACATATATGTTTTCGCGATCGTCACTGGCATACAGTAAAAAACACGCAGGAGCACCAGTACCAAAGTCGTGACTAGCCCACATGCGCCACCACGGTTGAACATCGACATGATCAACAACATGCCATGGCTTACCATCTGGGGAATATTCTCTAAACTCAGGAAAAAATAATCCACCTACGCCGACCTCGTGTTGACACTCACGTAAGAATGACAGCAATCCATAAGTGTCTATTTCGTGTTGGCAAACTTCCAACGTCTTATGTTGCCAAGTAGGTTTTCCATTTGTTATACGGTAACCCATGCGTCCATCATCGCGCTCATATGTCGTATATTCAAGATCCTCTATGGCTGGAACTATTGGTGACTGTATTCTGTCTTGCAACATATCTAAATCACCACTGAGAACTTGCGACATCACTGAATTGGCATGAATGCGGTTTTGGACAAATACGACTGCACAATCTGTACTTTTTGCTGGAAGAATAGTTTGAGTAATGGTGCGTATTTTTTTATCAACACCATTTACAGAGTCATCGAGTTCATCAATGTCGTCCAAAATTATCATGTCTGGTCTGAGGTGATCTAATTTAACACCACGAGCACCAGTGTCTAATCCAAATGCTAATACATTAAAGCCATTAGCCGTACGCAACTTGGATGCACTCCAACCCTTTGAAAACCCGTATTTATTAACAGCACGTTCAATACCGCAACGCTCCATTGCTGTAGCAATATCCTGCACGTGCCTATCTGCCATGTCTTGCGTAGCACATACATATACAGCAAAACGTCGCGTAGCCTTAACTGCTAGACGACTAACAATCAATTCCATGGTTGTAGATTTACCACCACCACGGAACCAACACTCAATCAACGCTGGGCAAAACTTACCGGGAGTAATATCCTCGGCCCATTGCCATGCTCTGTGGTGATGCTGTGCCAGTGTTGATGAAGCAGCATGAGGAGCATATATGCGCAACCATTCTTCGTAATTTAATTCATGTCCGGGCAGGGCACTAGCCATACCGCTATCATAATCACCTAGCTCAATAGCCGAGCCTAATTCATCTTGCAACGCCTCTAGCAAAGCAACCGTTAAAGGTTTTGTTGGTCGTACAAATTTCTTAAATGCTCGCGGCGTTGAACGTGTCGTTACTTGATTCTTCATTTACTATTTCTGCGTCCATAATTTCATCTTGTTGATACTGCCTAAGTAATTTTCCAAATCCAACTTTGATTTGCTCTAATTGCCCTGCATCTCTTACGCAATCTTTTACTACCTTCAAAATCTGCATTGCCAGACTATACGCTTGATCAACCTCTAACGTGTAGGCCTTAGTGTGCAACATTCGCGCTTCGGCCTCGACGATGTCAGTGCGTTTTTCAATTAGTTGAACAACATCCTGACTGGCACGATATACATCAATGCCTTCAGTGACCATGGACTCTAATTTCTTAAACGACTTTGCAAACTCATCTGTGCCGATTGATGTTTTACATACATACAGCTGATCTTTTATAGATTCATAGTGTTCGACAGATATGCCATTACTAGCAGCTTCAGCACGTACATCCATCAATGCCGTTAAATACGCGGCATCATCTTTTAAACTAAATAGGTCTGGGTCTTCTCGTAATTCTTCTATACGCCTTAACAACTTTGGTGCTACTGAGGCAAAACGTTTACGCTGCTTTGACCATAAGCCTGTTTTAAATGCCGGACTGTCTGGTCCAACTAATGCTTTGCCACCATGATGCTTGCAATAGTCACGTCCTTTAATGGCTACATTCCTGCACAATTCACCTGATGCGTTTTTAGATGAACATAATTTAACGTGACTGCCGTTAGGCATTTCCCGAATATGTTCTGTCGTCACTGTACATTCCTTATTGTAGTAGGTGACGGCGCAGCAAAGCCCAATAGCGGTGGTTTATTTGGTCCGGTATATGGCTTTCCAGCGGATGGAGATGGTTTATTTATTTTAGCTGCCCATTTTGGAACCGCTTTGTCGAGGTTTTGTAAATCATTTAAAATTTCAATAGTTGTTCGAGCCTGTGGAGTTCGTAATACATCAAGAAACTTTTGCTTATTGACGTCAGCGGTTTCCATTTTACCTGCGTTTCGTTTTTGTAATGGCGTCATTGGTTTACTGCGATCAATACGTAACTTGCCACTATTGTCTATTTTTGTAGGTGGTACATTTTTTGGGTCAGCAAGTTTCATTAATTGAAATAAAACTTCATCATCGCCTAAATAATAATCACCTGTTTCTGATGGATCTCCTAACGATTTAAGCCCATCTTTAAACAGGTAGCTATCTCCGATTCTAGATTTTGCAGCACTGTTTAGGATTTCCGTTAAATATGGTATTTTGTCAAACCGTGTTTTACCTTGAGCGTCTGGCTCTAACATGTATTCATTTAGTTTATTTACGCCTGAAGCTAAAAATGGATCTGTAATAGCATTAGCTACACCTTCAAATTTTTCTGACGCAACTTGACCGATTAAACTTTTGTTAGCCAATTTTTTTAGAGCAAGTGTCATCAATGCATCTTTAATAGCGTTTCCAGCAACTAACGTCATGTTTGACCCAAATACATTGGTTCTTGTCTGTGGATCTACATCTGGCGTCATTGTTCGCCCTATAGATAACACTGGATCGTAATACATTGGCGCTTCCTGCATTACGCGCCCTAATGTTTTAGACGCACCTCCTCTTGTTGTCAATAAGGTCCCAGCAGCATCAAATGGTAAACGGAATCGCACATCATTGCTATATAGCGATTGCATGTGCCTACCAACCGATTTTGCTGGATTTCTACTTAAGCGATCTTCTGTTTTAGCTCGTTCTGTTTTTGGGCCAAGCCCTTTTAATCCTTCTAGTTCTTGTGGCATTTATCTATTCCTTTCAGACATAGCTCCAGTAGTTACACCAAGACCACCTAATACGCCGAGCGTCTTATTAAATTTAAATTTAGATTTAGGTTTATTAGGTTGATACAACCCTGCTAATGGAATTGGAGTTGGATCTTTAGAAACAGTAGTTCGTTCACCTTGAGGTAGTTTGGGTTTAATTTTCTCACCACCACTTGCAACACGAGTCCCACGATTTTTATTAGCAATGTCAATTTCTCGTTTATTTGCTGGCTTGACATCTAAACCAGCAATACTGTTTTCAATATTGGTACCACGAACTGTTCCGCGTGCTTTTGTTCTTTTTTCCAGAGCCATAAATTCTTTTACGAGTTGCTCTGGACCTGTTGCAGTCATCCAACCAAGTTCCGGGAAGAATGCTGTATAGAAATATCTTGCTGCAGCTCTACGAGCCTTGCTTTCTTCCGCACTCTTTGCTCTGGCACGCGCTAATATTTCTTGTGTAGTTGGTTTGTCAGCCTCTTCAATTGGTCTGACAATATTCATTGGTGGTGTTTTAATGTTTTCTCGTACTTGAGTGTCTATTTCTTCCTGTGTTGGTTGGAAAGACGATATCGTTTTTGATAATTTAGAACTTGCTTGTTGTTGTGCTTTCACATCATCAGACAATACTGCATCAATATAATCTCGCAACCCATCACGTATAAGTGCTGTTTCCGTATTATTTGCCCCAACTTCTGGAACTGATGTGATTAGACCTTTCATTATTCTGTCTGCTGCAAATGCTTTTTGCTGATCATCCATTAGACCGACGCCAGCATCCATAAATTGATCAGCCATATTCCGAATAGTTTGTTTAGCTGTTGTTGACAATGTGAACATTGTAGTTCGTTTCTGTTCAAGTACAGTGTTGCCAGCTTCGCGTTCCAATCCGGATAATGCAATCCCTTCAGTACCAGCCGACTGTCCTCGACTGTTACTTGCGTTCATCGTCCAGTTAACTCGTGGGTTAGGTCTTAACACATCGCTTTGACCATACATATCCAAGAATGTTAATAGGTCGCGTTGCTGTACTTTGTTTGCTGATTGTAGAAATTTCTCAACATCAGTATTTAAAATACGACCAGTAGTATTTCCTTGACTATCTATCTCTGGGGAAATACCAGTTTTTTCACGCAACCAGTTAATGCGTTCCTGAGTCTCAGCACCGCCTAAAGACTGTGCGTCTGCATAAATAATTTTTTCAAGGTGGCGTGTAACTTCATGCACCTGCGATCGTATATACCGTGCATCAACCGAATCACCACGTCCAGTGTCATTAACGGCTCGTTGCAATAAACCAGCTCTTGCTTGTTCGGCAGATGCTTGTGTTTGCGTAGTGAATCGATTATTACCAAATGGGTCTAATGCTCGCTGGTATTTACCATCAACTAATTCAAAAACTGGAACACGTAGATTACCTTTTGAATCTGGCTTAACAGCCACAGGTTGCATGTTTGGAACAGGACGCCCACGCGTATCCACAGGAACAACTAATACACTACCTATTTTTGTTGTTGTAGATGTACCAGCAGCGCCTTTAAAGTATCTGTTTATATTTACGCCGGGCGTATTTGTGACAGATGCATATAGCATGTCAACAAACTGACTAACTTTACTTGCTGATCCGGTAGCCCGAATTGGTTCACTATAATCTGGGCCATCTTCTGTCATTCTAAACAGTAAATGACGACCAGCTCCTGCGCGAACAACATCATCTACATTACCTAAAGCACGTTCACGTACGCCTTCTAACGATTCTAGTAATGCCTGTGATCCAGCAACTTTCTCCGGTGGGAGACGATCATTGTCAAGATTAAACCGCAATTTACTAATTGCGTCATCAACACTTCGCAGCGTTTCATCGAACAATGGATCAGCTGATTTTTTATCTGGCCCACTAGTAATACTAGGGCTAAGGTATTTTTCTATATCGCTAATAACAGTTGCAATTTTTTGATCATCACCAGCCTCGGCAACGAATCCAATTTGATATTCATTTTGATTATCGCGTGTGGTAAGACCAAGTATTCCTGCATCAGCTTTATATTGACCAGCTAATCGTGCAACAAGTGACGGTCCACGCAATTTAAGTGTAGAATTATCAAACTTATCCGCTGCCCTGTTAAATGCACCCCGCTGCGCTAAATAAGCGTCTATAGCTTGCCGACGCGAACCACCAGCTCCCGTAATGTCTTCGATATCTAATGGTAATACGTTTCGTGGTTTACCTTGACCATTAATACCTTCTACATTTTTTGCACCAAATAATGTCCGTAATTGATCTGTGTCTGAAAATGGAGCAAGTAATTCAGCTGCTTTTCTATTATCACCAGCATTTAATGCAGAATTGAGATCATTCTGTATTGCATCAAATGCTTCTTCTTTGCCAGCAGTATCAAATGTAAACAACTCGCGTAATGCACGTTTAATACCAAATGGAGCAGAAATAGCATCAAGCAACGGCTTTCGAGATGGATCGTCTGGTGCTCCGGCAAAATCAATAATCTGACTAAACATGTTTTGTGTATCAGTAACTGACATACTTGCTTGCAACGGTCGAATAAATGCTCGACCCCATGGTGTTTTTTCCAAAGCTGCAAATCCAGCTACCGACCCGTTCTGGAATCCATCGTAGAAAGGCATAATAAATCTATTCATCAACCTAACGGTTGCTTGCCTAGCTGTTCTTGATCCCTCTGCGCCACGAACCATGTCGTTTGAAACACTATCTAAACTGTGTTTTACAACTTCTGCTAAAGCGCTATTTAAACCTTGTGCTCGCTGATTTGATTTGGCAATAGTACCTTCAGCACCACGCTTAAACATATATCCTAGATCTGGGTCTTCGCTAAGTTGTGACTCAATACCGTCGCGATACATTTCCATTGTAGGATCACCACTTATAGCCATATTGAAATAACTACGTGCTGTATCCAAATCGTATTCATCTGAACGTCCAACGGCTGTTAAATATCCTAATCCAGCTTTTGCTAATCTGTCTGCTGCACCTGAGTTTAATCCTAATTCGTTTTTACTTCGTAATGTCGTATCTAGAATTTTGTATCCCGTGCTGGATGTAATAGCAGATGCATCAGACAGGAATTCACTACTCTTTTTTTGCCATAACATCTTTAATTATCTTTACATTAGCTGCACTCAATAACGGCTTGCCGTATGTGCGTTGATATTCCGACAACACTTGATCTAAAGGCTTGTTATAACTGGTTGCTGCAATGCGTTGAAATTCTGGTTGTTTTGTTGCATCCAAACCAACTGCTGCAATTTCGCCAATTAATCCTTTTTGCAGTCCAATACCACGCTGTCGCAATAATGCAACTTCGCGATCTAATTGACTTTTTGTTGCTTGCATTAATGTAAACGGATTGTTTGAACCAGAACCTTTACGTATAGTGGTTCGTATTAATTCATCAACACGTCGTGTTGCGCTTACGTTTTTTGGACCAAGAGATAATGGGTCGTCTTCTACACGTAAACCTTTAATTTGTTGATAACGCGCCTCTGCATCTGACATTGTTGGTGGCGCTTCAGTAGTAAAACCCTGCGAAAAATTAGCGCGTGTACTTGCACCCAAATCACGATTTAGATCTGATTGCGTTATTTCGCCAGCTTCATATGCACGCTGTAAATCAGCATCTGCTCTTGCACCAGCCATTAGATCATCAGCTGATGTTGTTGGTGATAAACCAGTGTTAGTTACTCTGACGTCACGAATACGTGTTTGTGCATTTTCATTGATTGGCATACCAGCAGCTTCTTGCTCTTGTAATACAAGATCCCTGCCTTTACGCTTTACAATCTTATTTCCTTGCGCATCAAGTGTTGGTTTAAATTCTCTAAATCCAGAAACTGGATTTACTTCGTAAGTTCCCTCATATTCTGTATATGCAGGTAATTGACTTCCAGCATCTGATCGCCAGTCGTATTCTGGTAATTGTTTCTGGGTCGCTGGATTTACTGGTCCACGTCCACCTTTTAGTAACCCAAGTAGCTGTTGTGCTGCTTGCTGGGTACTAGTACCTTGTGTTGGTGGTTGTGCTCCAGCGCCACCAGCTCCTTGTTGTGCTGGTGTTACTGCAGATTGAGATGCTGGCATCTGCGGTGTAGGTGGTGATGAAGGCGCAGGTGTTCCACTAGGCGGTCCTGCTGGAGCACCTTTCTTTTTCTTGTCTTCATCCATCATCATATTCATTAACGCAGATGCCATATCTACCTCTACTTATTGCTATTAGAATTGAACAACGCTTTTGTCATTTTACCTGCGCTTGCTGGAGCAGCACTCTTCGACTTACCGCTTGGCGTTGGTTTTCCACTACTGTCGTAACGTCGTCCGTCAACCTTACCTTTTTGATAGGCTTGCATTTCTTTATTACTAGACGCTGTCTTCTTTGCATCTTCACGTGCAAGCATTGCACCAGCAGCAGTACCTGCTCCTATCAACATACCTTGTGCACGTCCAACACTTCGACTATTACGTGGCCAGTTCTGTTGAAACCTAGCCGATCTTCCCGGTCCTTGTGGCATTTTATCTATTCCTTCCTGTCATTACTCCACCAGTTACCCCTGCACCACCCAGTAAGCCAAACCACTTTCTTCTAGCTGGCTTAGTATGCTTCAAATCATCATCCATTAATGCAGCTTCAGTTTCTGCTAAACGAGCATATCGCCGTTTGTCACGCGCACTTGGCAATGTAGATTTACGTATACTTTGATTTTGTTGTTCTATTTGTTTAACGATTGGATCATTTTTTGATAGCCTTGGCCTCATTGTATGATCCTCTGTGAATCCGGGCAGTGTTAAACGTGGATCCATTATTATTCCAGCTGCTGTTTCTGGTGCTAAAAATCTAGCAAGCCAAGGAGTTGACTCTTTTCTAGCAGCCATACGTTCTTTTATCACCGCAGTATTTTGCTGGTTAATAGCGCTACGAGCAAGTGGATTACCACCAGCAATGCTAGGATCAATTGTTCCTGCTTGAAAATCTGGCTCAATATTTCCACTTAAAGACTGTAGTATTTTGGTTACTAGGTTATCTGTTGAAACTTGATCGGTGGCAAGATTTTTAGTTCTAGACTCCTCCCAGTCAACACGTTTTGGCTTAAATGGTTCTCGTGGTGGAGGCGCAGGAGTAATAACGTCTTTCATTTCAGGCGTTAATTGATTATATAAAGTATGTCTGTAACTCATTATTTTTCTTAGTTGTTCAGGTAGCGCTTCCCATTTCTTTTCAAAGTTAGCGTCCCTTAAAACTTGTTGTAATTCTGGGTTATCCTCATACCGTCGTCTACGTGACTCTAATAACCCACCATCTAATTCTTCTAACTCTTGCCGTTTACGTTCAGCACTATCTAAACGCCTGTTAAACATGTCTTGATCTGCTAGTTCATACCACTTTGGGTTAGCTAAGACATCTTCGTCATACTTTGGGTCATAAAACATTGCTGGTGGCTGTGTTCTTAATATGTCGTTGTATGTTAGTGCTGTTTTTTCTGTCGTTCGATTTGGCCTAGGAGTTTCGCCGTATAGCGCAATGTCAGGCCTGCCATACATTTCTTCAACATCCCACGCAGGTTTATTGAAAAAACTCAACGGTAATTGAGTCCGTAACTGATGCACCTCAAATGGCTCAGTTTCTTTACCAAAAAATAATTTGTTTAACTTTTTTTGGTCCGAGTAATTTAAATTTTGTCGCATGGCCTGATAAAAATCGAACCACGTTTGGTTAGGCAGGCGTTCTGTTTCTTGAGCCATAATTGATTACCTGTTCTTATTACTCATCGCACTACCTGCAGTACCTATACCTAGTAACATACCCAATGTTTTTCGCGGGCTTGCACGTAAAGACACCATGCCTTTAGCTAACGAGCTAGGCCCACGCGCAGCATTATTTCTACCCTCACGCGACAATGGTGGGTTTTCTCGCGGATCAATACGTCCATACGTTTGTTTTTCCTCACCACCGTAGTAACCACGCTTCCTGTTCTCTAACTGGTTAGTTATTCGTAATAAATAACCTTCTTGTGATTCGTTTGGACGAACAGGAGGCGGTTCTATTCCATAGGATCTCCACTTGTCTAAAGTAGCTTGAGTCCTTAATGAAATTTTTTGGGGCCTTCCAGATGGAGACGTAAATTTAAATTCTTGGTCCATACAGCTACCTGTTCTTTTTACTCATAGCTCCAGCTGCTGTTGCAATTCCAAGTAATGCTCCAAATGTTTTACGTTTTACTGGTGCCTTTGGTGCACTTGCTGCTGATTTACGAGCCGCAAGCTGTCCACGCATTTTACCTGTTTGGTCACTTAGGTAATCATTCATATAGTCACGTGATCTTGCTCGTCCAATATTTTCACTTTCTCGTGCACGTTGTGAATATGCGTTCGCGTAACTGCGTTCGCCTTCATTCATTTTTAAGCCACGCTCAGCAATGTCTTTTGTATACATACGACGCTTTGTGCGTTCTGTTTTTGCACCAGTAAAATGAATGTCACCCCTTGGGCTAGTGGTTTCTGTACTGCCTTTTACTGTACCAATAGTGCGTACTCGTGGTCGTGTTGGTCTGCGACCACTATCAGGCATATCTTCATCTCTAACTTTAGATGCTTCTGTTGCTACACCCGGTAAGTTCAATCCTGCTAGATTTGGAGTAACAACAAAATTTGCTGGTAGACCACTAATCGACTTTGTAGGTTCTAACGGCCTTTCTGGTATAAAACTCGAATTAGAAATTGCAGAACGACTTAATCCCATTGATGGTACATCTGATTGAAAGCCGACAGGTTTCATTCCACCTTTTTTGCTTGATTTAGAACCGGACGTTGTTGTTCCACGACTAGTTCCTACATCTCTCGTGATAACACCTTTTCGTCGAGCTTCAACTGCATCTGCACGTCGTTTATCTCCGGGTCGATTTCTATTTTCAGCCATAACTATTCCTCCTTAATACTTGCACCCACAATTAACAGTCCCACGCTCTCAATGATTTGTTAATACGGCTGTTTGGATTGTTAGCCGTTTTTGAAGACGTAAGTTTCTTTTTCATGCCAGACATACGGGCACAAAAAGAGGCACGACGCCCAGCGTCTGCCTTAGTTTTAGGATTAGGAGCTGGCGGTTTTAAATTTGCGCCAGTTGTGCGTTTGTAATACGCTCTACCAGCGGCATTTAATCCTCCCGCTGGATTTTGATGTTTCTTTGTAACTCCCATTGATGCACCTCAGTGCATTATACATAAAAAAGACCCGCATATCGCGGGTCATAGTTATTAGTCTGCAAACGGATCGTCTATATCATCCGTATGAATTTGACCAGCT